GCACTCGCATACTACGAGTACCTGATTACCCTGCCGGAGTACAAAGACTTCGGGTGGGGCGGGGTGTATGAGGAGGCTGGCGTATCTGCTTACACCGTGGCGTTTGTGGACAGGCCCGTGGGTGCCAAGCTGCACGCCCTCTTAGACAAGGGCGACCACGTTGTGTTCCTCAGGCTTGACCGGGCGTTCCGTTCGGTCAAGGACTTCCTTTCCACCAACGAAATGTGGGAACTCCGGGGTGTGAATGCCCACTTCCTCGACCTCGGGGTGGACATGAGTACCGCCAACGGGAGGCTCACCCTCCACATCCTAGCCAGCGTGGCTCAATGGGAGAGTGACGTGAAGTCCGAGAGGACGAAGGCTGCTCTTGCCGAGAGGAAGGTGAGGAACAGGAAGCACTGCCGCCACTCCCCCTACGGGTTCAGGTACAAGGGGAAAAACAGGGTCGCGGTGCCAGACTTCGAGGAGTTGGTGGTCATGAGGTACATATGCTACCTGAGGGACCACCGAGAACTCTCATGGCAGAAGATAGGCAACCAGATAGAGGCCGTGCTTGCCGCGAGAGAGGATCGGAAGGCAAAGATGGAGTGGGACCGGCGATGGAAGTGGCAAGCCTGCCAGAGGGCATACAAGGCGTGGCAGAGGATCACTTCTCACGAAGACTGGCGAAAGAATCCTCAACCATCTTTTGGTTCAGGTCTACAGGCTCGTCGTCCTTCAGGCCCATCAGCGTAGCAAGTATGCGGCCATACTTGCCGGACTTATCCTTGTAAGTCTTGACCAGTACGACAGGGCTGTCCAGCACCCTTCCCCCCTGCTGGTTCAGGCAGTTCAGATAGATCAGCTTGAGAAGATGATCTCTGGACTCCTTGCCTCGCTCCTTGTCGGCACCCCTTGTCTCCGGCGCGTCAATGCCGTAGAGCCTCAGCCTGTGGGTGATCTTGACCGAGAATCCTAGGTCAAGTTCCGCATCCACGGTGTCGCCATCTACCACCCTTAGTACGCGCGCGCGGTACACGTACAGGGCGTCGTCATTGATCGTCATTGATCGGCACCACGCTCTTGATGACCGGACCCTCCGCCTCCCCGATCACTTCTATCTCCAAGTCTATCGGCTCAAGCGTTGGGGCTGACACCTTAGGAGGTTGGGTGACAGAATTGTCACCACTGGTGACAGAATTGTTATTCAGCAACGAGTACCCGCCAGCACCGGCTACGCCCATGGCACCAGCCATCAACAGTGCTGTCAGAGGGCTGACCCCCTTCTCTATGAGGGTGTGAGTGGCCCCCTCAGACGGGAAGGTGCCTACATCCATGTCACCTAGGCCTGAGTCGCGGGCGATCACCTTCCGCCGCATCCTCATGCGTTCGGACATGTCGTGTGCCCACATGTTAGCCATCAGACCCTTCCAGCGATTCCTCTGCGCGACTATTCTCTTCGCTGTTTCTTGCATCAAGCATCTGGATGAACTCCCGGTCGAGTTCCTCCAGCTCCCTCATCGCTTGCTCGGACTGGTCGGCAACACGCAAGGCTAAGGCGACAGACTCTACCTCTAGACCCTGATCGTCCAGAGACAGAAGCCTGCTAGCCTCTTGCCGCTGCTCCTCGTTCGTCAGCATCAGGCATTACCGATGGGTGCTTCACGCATGAGGAGTTGACGTGCAGCCGCCGCCTCCATCACATCCGGCTCACTCAGAACCTTGGTGAACACTCGGTCGATCAGCAGGTGAGTGGTGGCGGAGGCGTCACCCTGACGACCAATTCGCTCAGCACTCGCGGCTTCCAACAACGCCTGAAGGTCAACACTACTAGCCATCTGAGGGCTCCTTCTGTCTAGGGATAACTCGTACTCGAATCTTGGCGTGGAAATTAGCAATCCACTTCTCAACTGCAAGAAGCCTCGCCCGAAGGGGCGAGACATCAGTGTCACTTCCAGCCGGACCATCCTTACCGGCTGGTCCAGCAGGTCCGGGAGGGCCAGCCGGGCCGGGAGAGGAGGGTGCCGCAGGCTCCAAGAGGGCCTCCAGTGCGGCAACCCGCTTCTTCAGCTCGATGATTTCCTTTGTCCGGTCCTTGTCGCCCCACCCATTCAAGCCCTTAGGAGTGGCCCGCATCAATAACTCTTTCTGCTTGGCCAAGAACCCCGTGAGCTGCTCATGGGTAGCAGCGTAGAGTTCATCTTTCTTGTGGCCGTGAGAGATAACTCCGCAGAGTTTACCCTCGAAGAACACGCCACCACCACTGTCTCCGTTGGCAAAGTCACCCTTCTCCACGGAGTATTCGTCGCGCGTGTACTGCCGCTTGGTACCAACCTCGAAGATCACCTCCCGCTTCTTCCGCTTGAGGGTCTTGTGTCCATTCACGCCGTGAGCCTCACACTGTGGCCCAGCAGGCCCTAACGATGAGGCTTCGATACACAGAGCGGTCTCGATACGGAACAGTGCAAGGTCCAGCGTGGTATCGACAGCGATCCACGTGGCCGTGCCAGTGCGTCCGTCACTCGACTTGAACTGGACAGACTTCCCGACCTCGGCACAGTGGGCTGCCGAGAGTCCGAAAGCATGGACCCGGCCCTTGGAAACGAGTGTGCCCGAACAGCCGGACACATGGCACGACGAATCCTTAGGACCGGCGTGGCATACTGCCGACAAGAGGGCTACACAGAACACCAGTTTTCTGGCAAAGTCTCTACAGACCATCGGTTGTCCCTTTTCCTTCCGGTGGTTTAGGGGCACGGGCCGGACCAACTCCGGTTCGTGCCCCGCATTGTAACGTGGGCGTTCCTACACGCAAGTCTTTACTCCTTAGGCGTAGTAAATTTTTTCTTCGCCAACTCGAAGCCTGATATCAACGCTCCAACCTCAAGGATGGTACGGATTTCTGACTCGTCAAACTTGTCGGCGTTCAGGTAGCTGAACACTGTAAACCCTACAAACACCACGAACAATCGACAGATGTTCCAGACGGGGTGCTTGCCATCGAGCATCGAGATGCCGGACATCATGTTCTCCCGTATAATGTGGATGGACGTAACGGTAGGAAAGGACTCCTTCCTGTCCGGGCGGGCAAGGATGCCCGCCTTTTCTACTGTCATTCTACCACGTCAGCCAGATCGGGACGTGCCGTCACCACGATTTCCACACGTGGCCCCGTCTTGTCCACGCCAGACGTGGGCGGCAGAGGGATGAACCCGTTGTCGTCCGCGATCATACCGCACGCCGACATGGCGTCAGCGATGCCATCTCTCGCCGCCTTGAGCGACGCCGAGAGGTTGTCCTTGTCCCGCTTGTGTGCAGTCTTGTGGAAGAACACCGGCCTGACAGTAGCGACGGACCAGTCCACCCCCAGTGCCACGTCCAGCAAGGCTGTGGTCGTCATGACCCTAGCCTCCAGCCTGTGAGACTTAGCTGCCCTAGACTTGGCCGCCCAGTGCGGGCGGGCGTTGGGGCTAAGCTCCTTAGGAGGGAGGGTTATCACTATCTCGAACGATTCCATTCTCGATCTCGGTAATGAGTCCGACATAATACGGGTGGGTCACCTCCTCATTATCCTTCCAGATGGTCAGCAGTGCTAGCAGGTTTAGACCAGTGGCGTCCTTCACCTCGTCGGGATCAAACTCCCCCTTCAGCATCTTGGTGTATACACAGGCCACGACGCCATGCTTGGAGCACTTGTGGACGTAGTTGTGTGCGGCTGGCGACACCGTGATTAGCAGTGACTGGATGTCACACTTGTACCCTATCCCGCCACGCCAGATGTGATGCACCACCTCGCTGCCGTATGGCGGAGTGCTGTACCCCCACGCATCACGCACCTTGTCCCATGTCTCACCGGAAAGATGCTTCTCCAGTTCGTCCTCAGGGTTGAGTGTCAGGTACTCCCACCGTAGCTGTTTGTTGACAGGCACCGGCTCGTCTCCCCGCCTCTTCACAGGCCTCAAAGAATCTACTGATATCATCATCGGTTCGCTTGCCCTCAAGGGATCTCATCGCCTGAACCAGCATATCAAGAACCCCTGCCCTCTTTCCGTTCTGCTTCAACCTCTCGACCAGCTTGGGTAGTGGCGGACCATCCCCGTCTATCCACTCCACGCCAAGCAGCTCGTGGAGTATGCCCCTTAGGTAGCGGTAGGAGCCTCCCTCCTTGAGTTCAGACATGGCACACTGCATGTCTATCTCGATGAAGTCTTCCGGCACCAGAGCTGCACGCAGTTCATGGTCAACCAGAGCGGCTCCCAGCATGAAGACCTGAAGCATGTCCTCTCTTCGCACCTCGTCAGCGTCTAGGTGTAGACGCAGCCTCTCGGCCAGTGGTCGTATCACCAGAGTCCCTTCCAGTTATTCTTGATGAGCCTGCCAACCAGTTCCTGCGCCCTGTCGAACGTCAGCCTGCTGGTATCGACGCCGTACCGGGACAGCAGCTTCGACTGTTTATAGGTAGACAGCCCCGAGTCCACGCGGGAGACCAGCTTGTCCAGCATGACGCTTGCGTCCCAGAAGCTGAGCCTCTCGACGACGTGCGACTCCACCTTGAACCGATCCAGTGCCTCTCGCTGACGCCGGGTGGCGAGCCGTCCATGGTGGTAGCCGGGCTCGCGAGTCGGGACCACGCCGACCGACTCGAACGCCGAGACCACCCTCCGGTCATAGCGTGCCCGCGCGCCAAGAGACTTTCTCTCGGCTAGCTCCAAGCGGACCTCCTCCTCTGCCTGCTTGAGGATCTCAGTCATATCGACCTCCTCCCCGGACTCCTTGGCCTTCTCCTTGGCCTTCTCTACCACCCCCTCCTCGCTGTAGTTGCCACCGAGAATGTCCGCTGTGGACATTAGGTTGTGCTTGGAGTTTCCAACGAAGTCCAACACGTGGAGGTGCGGCTTAGCACTGGCCGCGATGGCAGCCCGCCTCTCCGCTGGGCTGCCGAGTCCATCCACCACACCGGGGAGAGGACGGGTGCCACGGCCCACCATTTGCGCGTAGAGTGAGCGGCTTTTGGAAATTCTACCCATGGCAAGGCACTGAATCCCTGCTTCATCGTAGCCCTCAGTCAGGCATCCGACGTTGACCATGTACTGGAACTCATCCTTGGCATACCTCCTTAGGAGTCTCTGCCTAGCAACCTTGTCCCTGCTGTTCACGACTGCGTCATGGTTGTCGTCCATGTCCACCCGGGACACGAGGCAGTAGGCGTTACCATCCTTGTACCTGTTGAGGATCTCCGCTGTCCGGCTGGCCTGCTTCACACCCGCTGCGAAGATCATGGTCTTCTTATTACCAGCCACCTCCATCGTGGGGGTTGTTATCTGGTGGAGCAGTGCCTCCCTGCTGAACTCGCGGTCCAAGTCCTTGGCCACGAAGTCTCCCGACGAACTGCCGATCTTTGAGAAGTCGAGCTGCTCACACACCACGAACTCTTGGTGTATGGGGACCAGCCATCCATCGCCAATGGCACTCGGCCCGCCAGTCGGATCCCAAAGAGGGTAATCAAACGCCACCGTCTTGAAGTTCTGGCCAAGGGCTACCTCGTCTGACCTGTCTGGCGTGGCGGTGAGCCCCAGTATCCTCAGGTCAGGGTTGACCGAAAAATAATCGAGGATGTTCTGGTATGTCTTGTTGTGACGCACCGCATGGTGTGCCTCGTCGATGATGATCAGGCCCACCGCCTTAGGATCTGGGAACGCATCCTCAAGGCGGTCCTTGCGGTAGAGGGTGTCCTTGCTGGCGAAGGTTATCTTCGAGCGACTGGTGTACCGCATCCGGCGATGCTCGGCCATCTCGACCTCGCCGTACTCACCAAACATCTCGTGCCATCGGTTCCATGGCTGCCAGATCAGCTCCTCCCGGTGAGCCAGAACAATCACGTCCCCCTGTGGCCAGTCCCACGCCACGTCTAGGAAGAGGGTTGTCTTGCCTGTCCCTGTCGGCATGACAACCAGCGTGGAATCCGTGTTGCCAAGTTCGTCGTTGATCGCAGCCTTGGCCTGCTGCTGGTAGTCCCTCAGCACCGTCGCACACTTGTCGCTAGTGTTCATCTACGCTCCTTAGGGATCCCCGAGTACCGATCCTTGGTCATCCACCCGTACTCCTCACACTCCTTGCATCCGGGGCCGGAGCAGTACGGACACACGGCGAACGGGGTGGCTGCGTGCAGGACTTCAAGAAGGTTCTTCACCTCAACCCGCACGTTGTGAATAAGGATCCGCTCACCGCCCTCTTCGAGAGACAGGTCGAGGATCTCCTTGCGGATTGACCCGAGCTTGGCGACAAGGCTGCGGTACTTTTCTTGGGACTCGAAGGTCTTTACCAAGTTAGAGGGAACCCCCTTGGGTTTCTGCTTCTTGGAGGTGGCATCCCTGTGTGCTGCCGACACGTTGGTCTTCAGCTTATCCGACAGACCCTTGGCCTTGACCGTATCTCCTGCGGCCTCAGCCTTGTCGATCTCGTCAACAACCTTGGCTGCCTTGCGTGCCGTAGTTGGAGCCATGCCGACCTGCTTCGCGGCGATGTCTATCG